TGCATACATGTAACATACTTTGAAGGTTCAGTTACACTTGCTAAAGTTCTAATATCAGGAACGTCAGTTTTTATATACTCTTCGAGTTCACCCTCTCCACCTTTCTCTTCCCAATCAGGGCCTTTACCGTTTAACCAGCTTGTCTGAATCCTATTTTTAGCTATTTTATGAATATATTCTACATCTTTTCCAAAAAGCTCTTGTCTTTCAAGAGGGATTTTATATAAACCAGTTTTTTGATTAAGACTTGCATCGCATCTAAGCATCGCTGTTCTCATATAGACCGAGGGGTCGATATAATCGAACATTTTTCTCATTGTTTCTTTTACTATATAAGGAAGATTTCTATTTTTCTCAAAACCGAAAACATCATTATGAATCATTACATGATAACCGGTTCCACTAAAATATATACAATAATTACTCTCTTTAGCTCCGTATTCCTCTAATTCATAGATAAATCCTCTTGTTGTATCCAGAGTAAATTCATCCGTATTCTGTCCCTTGTCAATATCGACAGGAATCCAGTCTATTCCTCTTATCCCAAGAAAATCCTTGAGACTCCCCTTGATTTTTCTATAATCCATAGCGTCTTCATAATAAAGATAGGTGCTACGGTATACAGCTTGCTTTTCACCCTCATTGTAAATCAAATCGGGTAAAGTATCAAGGGGAATCAACAGCCCTCGTTTCCGAGGACTGCCGACTGCCACCTCAATATACACAGACTAGCCTATCAGAAGGGTACTGACGGATTCGTAGAGGAAGGGGTGTTCCCCTCTTGAGCAGTTTCGCCCGTGTATTCTTTTAGGATGTTTTTCTGCCGTAGGAAGGCTACATAGGACTTTAAGTCAGTTATCCCTTTGGTCGTATTCATAACGATTTTGGGACAAACTCTGGTGTATGCCTTTCCTTTGTCGGCAATCCATTCCTTATATACATATATATGATATGGATATGTTTCACTGTTTAATGCGTCGTCTTTTAGGTGGTTTTCGTTTAGATAATCGTCTATTTTTGGGATGATTATACCATCAGCATCTTCCCATTCACCCTTTACATTGGGACCACCCTTGAAACCAATAGCGTCGAATACATAATATATTCTATTTAACAAAGAGCAACTTTTAATGTTACCATTGTCTTCTCTATCATAGGTTCCTTTGAGAGAATAGTTTACTGGGTATTGGCTGACTGGTACTCTAAAAACAACATCTATAAAAATGTCTGCCCAATCGAATTCGTCCGAACGGTCAACATATTCAACTATTTGACCTTCCATGAAACCTCCGAATTGGCTTCCACTACTGTTAGATGTTGCACTCGGTCTAAACCTTGGCATTAGATTTCTCCTTTTCATAGGTTGAGATTTGTTCTTTAATTGACTCATAGCTAAGTTCTAATGTTTTCTGTGCAAGAGGTTTTAACCTACTGCCTACAGTTCTTTCATCATAAGCTTGAAAAGATATATAATATCCTTTGCTATCTTTATCTGCAGTACAATAACCAATTACATCAGCTTTTGCAGTAAGAGCATAGGCTAATCCTCTTGGCAAATCAGGAGAAAGTTGAATTTTACTATCCTGAATTTGAGTACTTTTAGAATGACTTATTAATATTAAGGCTGCTCCTTTACTTTTTAAGAAACTTTGAAATCTTTTAACAATATCAATATTCCTGCGTCTTGCTTTACCCCAGTCTGCACCCCATTGTCCCTCACCCATAGCATCAATATTTAATTCTTTTGTTACTTCCTTTTCAATCCATCCATTTACTTCGTCAATCGTATCAATTACTACGGTATCATACTTCAGTTTATCCCAATCATCGTGAAGCCACATAAAGATTTCTTGTAAAGAATAGACTTCCATTGGTTTCCCTTTGTTTTTACCTATTCTATGATAGAAACCACGTTTTTCTGGCGATACGATTTTGGTTTGGGGTTGACCTTTTTTATTATATACCTGTTCACCTTTTTCTAATACATTTTCTTCTGGCGGGTTTAGACTTGCGACAGTTACTGTATTAGCTCCGTCTACAAAGTCTACGCCTAGGTCAGTATCTAATAATAAGACACCTTTTTGACCTTGTTCACTCCACCCACTGGCAGCAGTAGTTTTACCCGTTTTAGGTTGACCGATAAAGTACCAAGTCAACCCTCCGGGCATTACTGACCAATCTGTAGAGATATTACGGACTTTTATATCCATTTATACTCCATTCATTATATGTTTTTACTAAATTATCTTTTTCAAGATTTAACGGCAATAGACCAGCCCAAATATAAGAATAATAGGGCTTATTCGCAACACAATTGAACACTTGATTCACTCCTAATCCACCTATAATACTGCTAGCAAATATCGTATGTTTCATTGTACACGGAGCTGGTTCAATCTGGCTATCTGGAACCCAATGACTCTCATATATCTCGTCAAAGTTTTTATTTTCGTGATTTATGAATCCACCGGGTCTATGAGTAATAGTAATCATTTCTAAACTTAAGGCACTCATTCTTAAATCAATGAAGAATCGATTAGATTTTTCTACTGGATGGTCTGCATTAACCCATGTTTCATAAGCTTCCATTCTTGTATCCATATTATCTAGACAAGTTATTACTTTAGGACCTATTCCTTCTTTGGAACTCCATTTACCATCTCCACATATGAACTTCGTCTGAGCCGCTGAATGACCAATTACTATCTCATGAGCTGTTTTAACTTTAGGAAGACCAACAAAACGAGTTGGATAAGTTGTGCTGCTTAAATTATGTGTTTCTAATTTATCATCATCCCAACCTATTATCTTATCCCAACCCATTATGGCTAAAAGGGTGACAACAGTAGAACCGATGCCACCCAAACCTATAACAGTAATCTCATCCAATAGATTTTGATTAATTAAATCCTTATTTCTAAGGAATCTGTTTTTTAGAGAAGCCATTCTAATACCTATATCCTGTTCTGCCATATGTTGTTCCACCAAAGATAGCGTATGGATTTTTAATTCCAATCTTTTCCATTTCGTCCGTCATCGTGTGATAGTTCATGGTATTTTGAGGATTTTTGAATTTACTCCACAAATCCTTACCCTGTTGCAGAACATCATCTTCATAAATGATTTGGTTTTCCCAGTCAAATACTTCTTGATGTCCATAACCATATCCGGTTCGTGCTGGAACATAAGTAGTAGTCTTAACCTGTTTCTTTATTTCCTCTGCAATCTCAACCCATTCTTCAGGAGCATCAGGTATACCAGTCATTTCAACATCACCTTTAAATACTTGGTGATTTTTATACTGGTCAAGATAAGAGAATGCAAATGCAAACTGTTTATCAGCTTTAGTAGAAACTACCAAGCTAGGATAAAATCCTTTCTCCGGTGCCATTTCTTTTAAAGTATCCGTATCCGTTCCTGAAAAGAACGCTCCCATTGAATGATGAGAATGCAATAACCCTATGTAACATTTCTTTAGCTTAATATTTTCTTTGTATTTCTTTTTAAGTATCTTTGCAAAATCATCCGAATCCCATTCGGTACTAGCTGTATCACCCAAATCTAATGGGTGAAAATCAATAAGCTGAAAATCTAATGGGAAATTATCATCATCGGATTCTAATGTTAGATACCATGCTGGTCCAGACCATTCTTTAGTTGGAAATGCTCTGAGGAAATAGTTCACTTTGTCCAGCAGAGCTTGTGTAATTTGTAAGTTCATCAGAGAACTCCTTTGTTAGGTTTGTTAGTCTATCAATTTCCCGTTCATATGATTGTTTAATCCAGCCATCCAGAAAACGCTCAAAATACTTGTAATTATTCAGCATTTTTAGGATATGTGCATTATAATAATCATCTTTTTCCCACGGGTAATCTTCTTCGAATGTACGTTTATCAAATTCTTCAGGAGAACAAGACCTAAAATTCTTTAAATATATTTCATTTATTTTATCAACATTTCCTTGAGTACCAGAAGATAACTTTTCTGCAATAATACGATAATTTACATCACTCGATTGGAAATCAATAATCTCTGTCCAATGAATAATATCTAAGTCATGATTTATATAATTCCTTATACAGCTTTTTGTTCTTTGTATCAAATCCGTAAATGAAAACCTTAAGTTAAGATTAGAGTAGCAATTTGAAAGAGGAAGTCTATTTTCTTTCAATGACCAATCGTTATTTTGTAGCCTCCAAATTTTTCCATAACCAATCTCATCTAACAATTTACCCGAAGGTTTATGTACTTCTGTATTATTTACTTTGATACCATGAATTTCATTCAAAATATCCATAGCTCTTTTGTCATTTATTTTCCTCAAAATTAAGTAATCCTGATATTTAGCAAAGAATGTATCCGTATAAAATCCTGTTTCATGTTTCATTTGCATAGCTAATCGTGAGACATTATGATTCCAGTCTTCTAGACGTATTCTAGACCAATTTATATTCAGATACATAGAATCTATAACATCCCAATGAGCATTTCTTCTTCCTTTGAAAACAGGAAATCGATAGGTATGCCTATATTGACGATTTATATTCCAGAATGGACTATTTATTGTCCAAGTGGAGAGATATCCTTTTAAATCTTTCATAAAAACTTGAGCAAAACCAAATTCACTGTCTCTATTTAATCTTGATTGCCATCCGCCTAGACATGGTTCACCATTGGAAATATGAGGATGAATAGCGTCTATTAAATTACAATGTTTACTTTTAACTGCTTTATTCCTACATAACCACTTGACTTTTTGTGTTATACTAGTCACTTCAGTTTCAAAGAAATGATTATCCTCTGGATTAAGCTGATAAAAGTTACCTGTCGGTGTTCTTCTCGAATAAGTTCCTCCGGGCCACATATAGGTTGGCCATATCTTTACTCTGTGTGAACCTCGAATACTAACATTATCAAATCTTACAGCAAATCGACTCTCAAGAAGATTATTCTTTTGAACTATTATAGGATGTAGACTAGAAAGATACCAGTATACCTCATCTATCCCTTTTAGAAAATCCTCCGCTAAATGATAACCATAACAAGTTTCATAATATTTCTTATTTATCATAGCAGTACCCGCATCATCATCAAACATGGGCAATTCTAAAGCTATCTTTTCATAGGCATACTCAATATAATCAGCCCTGAATGATAGTTTACTATTTTTTCCAGATATGTTCCATGGATTCCAGAATGCTCTGTAATACTTTTTCATTAAACAG